CGTCGGTCAAGGTCTTTCGTATAATACTTGTAATGGTATTCAACCTGACAGAAGGGGATACTATAACTACAGGACTTATTCTTCAAATGAACTATGTCAATTATATCAGGTTCTCCTAATTCATATCCGCGTAACCTGAGATGTTCACTAATCATTTCGTAGTCAGCTCTGTTATTCAAGAACAGTAATGTATCATCACCGTCGCAGAAAAAGGTCATATCCTTGCCAACAAAAGAAAAGAGCAATGCCCCAACAGTGAGACAGTTCCCTGACCCAGTGAAGAGGTCACCACTAAAACGCATTAAAGCATTGTGTTTGATTACACCACGATGCTTAGCGGTCAATAATTGTTGACAATATTCTTGCTTAAGTCCTATTGTGCCATAAAATTCTATTTCTTCCTTCGCATTTTGGTCACAATGGTGGGCATCAAAATTCTTAAAATCTATTGAATAACAAAACTTGAATTTCTTCGATAATTTACGTATGGTCTGGAATCTGTTCTCATAGTTTAGACCTTTGGCAAAGAAGTGACAACCAGTGTTCACGTCCCGCGTTGCTAGGAGCGTGTCTTCAAACTTCAGGAAGAAATTGAGTACAAGCAGGTTGAAGACGGGGTTATTTGGCGAGATTATTCTCACCGCTTTCTTCAACACATTACTTAGAGGCAGCGCTTCCATTTTGCAAAAAAGTTTATACCAAGCTTTGGTATAACGTAATCCGAGCGTGCTCAATAAGTTGTTGTACTTACGTTTCTTTTTTCCCCTGAAGTGTTCAGTATCTGGTATTGGGTCCAACTTCTTGAATACCTTATATTTACCTTTACTTACTGCTTTGCGCCAGAAAGTTTTGTATTCTCTGAGCATGGTTCCACCAGGCATGGAATTTCTCAAGCCGGCACGTAACACACGCCAGGACGCCGCGGCAGACACAGACCTATGAGTGACATAGTTGACAACATACTCACGTAATTCTTGTTCCGAAAATATTTTACACCCGAAACCTTCACTCTCATTCACTTCGACTGTGTATGGACAGCGAGCTGTTATAGGAGGAAGGGGAGATTCAAAAGAAGGCTGAAAACTGTAGTCGGTTTCATTGATAATTAAAGGATGAAGATTAATTGTGGAGTCAACTAACTCCTTATAAGTACTAGCTGGTGAGTGCCCATGCATTTGTGCATAAGCACGGAATAAAGTGAACAGATTGGTGTAGTTTGCCGACTGATCACCGAAATGTAGCTGTATTAACTTATTACCGTCTCGCCTATATACACCGTAAGGGAGGTGAGTTATAGGGTCGATCGGGTTTGCGTAGTATAGTTGAAGTAAATCCTCATCCGCGTTGGGAAATTGACACAGATTTGGATTGAGGACGATGTAGTACTCATCGCCGTAGACACCAAGAGCCTCCTTGACAGCCTTGATGCCGCTGTAGATGTGGGTATTTCTCCATATTTGTTTTACCTTCCTTTTGATTTTCTGTGCTAGGGTTCTTCTTGAACGTTGAGGGTAGCATTTGTATAGCAGGAATGGGTCAAAACCAGCTATTGTGCTACGTTCTTTCTTCTCCGGGAGTTCTTCATCGTAAAGACCAATCAGAAGAGTAGGTTTTGGCATCATTATTGGTAATACCTCTTTAACATTGTAGGCTAAATCTGGTCTACTTACTTTTTCATAGACAGGTGGTCGTGGAGCCTGGTGGGATATCCACACCAAACGTTGTGGGCCAAGTTCGACAAGAGTAGTCACTTGCATTCCACGCCACTCACCAGAGTATGGCAAGTCTATATTTTTATCGCACCAGTATGAATGAGAGGCTTCATTAGATGTACCAAGAACATGACCCTTCTCGTCACACACGTACGACATCTCAGTCCCGATGTGCAGTCCTTGTGTATAGTCCTGTACAACTGCCAAGACGGGTATTCCTAGGTTCCTTATTTCATCAGAGTGCATGTCAATGATGTGGTTTACGAAAGCACCGGTAAGTACTGCATTACCAGTTGGATTAACATTGTTTAACCATTGTTGTCCAATTAATGAATAAGCATCGTATTTATTTGCTTTAATCATACAACTCATATAACGTTTCAAAATGGATGTATGTAGATGCTTGTTCTTGTCACTTTTCTTACCATTTCCACGTATGAAATGGAAGTATTTCTCGTTCAGACCATCAATTACAGCATTAATGAGCATCGGTACTCTTTGGGTAACATGGCGTTTCTGTGGAACACCTTGTCTAAAGGTGCCTGTACAATAAGGAGAAGGGAGTGGCCCTTCATCAGTACAAGGACTACCAGGGTACCTTCTAGAATCATCAAATGCTACGTCTTTTTGGTCGAGAATATGTTGCACTTGTGTCAATGTAAGTTGCACGTAGTTAAACAAAGTTATAACATGATCAGCGTACACTACTGGGAACCTTTCTTTGATCCTTTCGAAGAGTTGCTCTTTCTTGTTAAGGATGGTTGCGAGGTATTCC